TGTAAGTTAGATAGTTCTGCTTCAGAGAATGAGAATTGTAAAGCTGATACCCAATCAGGTAATCCATAATAGAATCTAGATGGTGAGTAATCTTTTATATAAAGAATTTCCATTGGTTCTTGTGAAGTACCATATGAAGGAATCATTCTTTTATTTCTTTGAGCTTTCATATCACTCCAATCAGTACAATAGTAGTAATTCTTAACATGAATATCATCATATATCTTTTCAGCTCTTAGATTTTGAACTGGTACATGATACATCTTTTTAATTTGTGTGTGGTCTCTATTCCAAACTACTTGAAATGCTGCATTACCATACAACTTTAAGTCAAATGTTACTTTACTTAAATCATCAGAAGGAAGAAGCTTTTGTAATTCTTCGTTATTAGATTCATCTTTAGAGAATAAACCTTTTCCGTAAATTAAATCTGAAATACCTTCAATACAAGCTGCATTAGTTGTAGATGTATTGTATGAATCAGTTATAATGTTAAAGTAATCATCTTGACCTATGATACCAATAGGCACCCATTGATACCTTGTTTTAGTATCTTCAATGACTTCAGGTATATCCTGTCTAGTCAAATTCAATACGCTTAAATTGTCTATTTTTTTCATATTAAGTTAATATAATATATTCGTTATCACTATTGTTTGAGATATATGAACCAGAAAGCGAAGATTGGTTTTTGTATTCTGCCTTATTAATAGATTGAGAAGCATAACATTGTATTGTACCATCCCACAAATGAGAGGAAGAACTATCGCTTATATAAGCTCTAAACTCATCTCCTGTTGATGCGGTTAGTGATGCCGTAAATTGTAAAATAGATTGTCCTGCGTTAAATGTGTACCCACTAATAGCAACTGATGATGTAGCTAAGGTGTACATATTCTCTAAATTAAGTGTCAAATCAGAAGAACCAGTTGGTTTTGTTCTAAAAGTAAACACATTTGCCCCATCTAAATAGTATGATTGCATATATATCTTGTTATTAGGTTGTTATTACTACTTTAACAACTCTACATAGATAAGTATTAGATAAACTAATTGCATAAAAAAAGGCTCTCACAAAGAGAACCTTTTTCTTTAGTTATATAAATTGTGTATATTAGTTCCCTGAACCAACAACAATTACAGGAACTCCATCTCCAGAAAAAGCCTGGAAAGGGTTAGCCTGTGTTGAACCTGATAAGAAAGCAGCGGGTAGCTTTTCCTCACCAGTTAACGTTACACTGTATCCAAATAAATCTCCTAAACCAGCACCTGTTTGTATAGTACCAGCAGTCACATCACAACCATTAACTTCACCAGCTAAAAGAGCTTCACCATTTTTAGTGTGAATAATGATTTGAGGTCTCCCATAAGCCATAAGCTTTAGTTGAGTAGTCATTTCATTAGTTAATCTCTTTAAGTTAAGAACAGTTTCTTGCGAGAAGAAAGTTGTTCCGTTTTCTCTTGATGAGTTTACAGTTTCTGTATAAGCAGATGTGCCTTTAAGTTCGTATTTGTACACAGTGGATCCTGAAGGAAGTCCTGAGACTTCCAAGTCTGCGTTTTTATCGAAAGATGCAGAAGTATAGTTTAGAAAGTAAACGGCTTCTAAGCCCCCAATACTGTCTTTACAGACTTCGTTTCTTCCAGCAGATAAATTACAAGTAGCCATAGTGTTATTATTTTATTTATTAATTATTAAACTTAAAATTTCGATTAAGAAGGGAGAACTTAATCTCCCTCTAATCTTTTATAATCACAATCTTCTTATGAAGGGATGTGGATAGCGATATCTTGTCCAATACCGAATTGTGTATCAGCCGTGTATCTCATAATGATTCTGTAGTTCTGTGAACCGTCTAAATCAGCCATGTCTAAAACACGCACTTCATTGTAGTCACTCATCAAGCCAGTCCCGAAGAATAGGTTAGATTTTTGTGCTGCTACCATATATGAAGAAGTCATACCAGGACAGTGAACTAAAGGAATACCATTAAAGTCTAATGGTTTCTGTCCAACTGTTACTTGGTTGTTCCAACCATTTGCGTAGTTTTGTCCGATTGCTCTAGAGTAAGCTTTTACAACGTTAGTTGGTACATAGATTACTGTATCTTCTTTACCATACACTGCGTTAGGAATAGCATCTTCGATACCATCTAATTTAGCGATTACGTTAGCCGTAGTGATTGAACCACTTTCAGCAGATTGGATAGCATCAGTTGCACCACCTACAGCTGCAGAAGCAGATAAAGCAGGTAAGAATCCTTTGAATTCTCCGTTAGATGCAGCAAGTCCTTGCCATATATCAATTTCAGTTTTTTCAGCAACTTTTCCACCAACGTAACTTACTAAGAAGTCGTTGAATGAAGAAGGAATTTCATCGAATGCAGAATATCCTAATTGTAAAGCTTCCCAAGAATCTAAAAATTCTTGCTTACATAATTCAAGGTTTACTTGAAGCTCTTTTGGCTCTAAAAGTCTTTCTGTTAGAGCTACTGAACCTGAAGTTGTAAAATCACATGAAGCGTCATGTATAATTCCAGATACATCCAATTTTTGAATAGCTGATTTATACTTTACGTTTGGCATGATAGAAACAGCCTCTTGGTCCAAAGTTTTAGCACTTAAAAGTGCTGCTGCGATGTACTTTCCTGCATTTTCACCAGCATAAGTCTGAGTTACTGAAGGTAGTACGAAGTTTTGTCTTTGTCTCATTTTAATTTAATTTTGTTTTAGTTATAAAGTTTTTTTAAGAAGGATGCCTGCGGTGAAGCATTTCTTCTGGAATTTACCATTGGTTTAAAGTTATTAGTTGGTGCTCCGTTTAAAGGTGTTACAGCTTCCATCTCTACTTCTTCTTTCACAGATACTTCATCTACGATTTCAGATTTGATTTCTTCTTTAACTTCCTCTTTAACTTCTTCCATCTCAGTAATTTTCTTTTCCAATTCATCAATTCTGTAGCTCATTTCTTCTACTATCTTTGATACATCTTCTAAGCTAACTACCTCAACTTCAACCTCATCTTTGATTTCGTCAGAATCAGAAAGTTCCGTTTCAGGAAGTTTTTCAACTTCTTCTGTTTCTTCTTCCAACTCAACGTTTTCTCTTTCTTTTATCACCCCATCCTCTACAATGATTTTGAAACGTTCATCGTTTCCTTCCTCATCTCTTAATCTAAGCTCATGCTCTCCGTTTGGTGCTGGAGACTTTGAACCATCCTCAGCAACAACTTCAACCTTTTCGCCTACATCGAATGTAGATGACTCAAGAACAGTTCCATCCGCTAATTCTGCAAATGCCATTTTCACTTCCTTATCTTCTGAAGATAATAAAGCTACGATTCTTTTTAATACTGATTTTGAGTTCATAGTTATTAAGTTATTTAGTTATTTAACAATTTGTTTTTGATTTGTTTTAATTTACGGGTTGTTGTTTGACCTACCAGTAGTAATCAACTGAGCGGAACCCGTAAAGACGTGTGTTGTAAATCCACCCGATTGAGTTATAGTACCACCACTAGCTTTTGGTAATCCTGAATATTTGATAGCAAATAATCCACTAGCACCTTGAGTGTTAGATGAACGACCATCACCACCCTGTCCAGAGTTAGCAGGGTAAGGAAGTGCAGGCCCAGCACCACTTGTTGTACCATCACCACCACCAGCTAAAATAGTTACACCACTTACTAATCCATTTACAAAGGTATCAGTAATATTAATGAATGCACCACCGGCGCCAGGTGACAAACCACTAGCATTAGCACCAGCACTGTTTACACCACCACCGCCACCACCGTTACCATTTCCGGCAAAACCTCTACCACCATCAGAACCAGTCCTATAAGCTAAGATAGTTCTAGTTGATGGAATAGTTGGAGATACTGATAAACCTCCAGTATCGGTAACACCTCCACCTCCGGCTCCACCAGAACCACCATTCTCACCATCACCATCTTTTCCATCACCACCAGCATCTGCTCTAAACACTACTGATGAATCTGAAGCTAATGTTATAAGTGTATCTTGTGAACCACTACCGATTTGTACATCAAATGTAGTTTTAGGTGGGATTATCCAAGAAGCAGATATGAATCCACCCGCTCCACCACCACCAAGGTATGAAACAGTACCACCTGCTCCACCTCCACCGATGGCTAGAACCTCAATATCGAATTCAACGAGTCCATCGCCTCTTTCGATATCATCTCTAATCGCTTCTACTCTATTGACGTTTAGGTTTATCATATATGATTATCTTAGTGCTATAATATTAGTTGCTGAGGATGAACCAGATACAGCTGCTACCATACCAGGAATAAATCCACTAGCTGAAGTAAACGAAAGTACAGAACCATCGACCATTTTTACATCTAATGTTCCTACTTCACCTACATAAAGACCACCAGCAACAAATCTAGATGAGGTTGGAGATGTTAGAACATCACCAAACTGTGGATTATCACCATTAAAGCCTGCGAAGTCAGAACCTGTAACAGGTGATACCAATACTCCACCTGAAAACTGTCCGTTTTCAATGTATCCT